CTCACAATTACAACAAGCTGAACATGAAGAACATCACCAACAACATCAAGGTGAAGGTCTTGTAGTTCTACAAGAACTCGGACAACAAGTCGTTCAACTCCATCTTCCTCTCCTCGGACACCTTCTCGAAGATGGGCCTCTGCATCAACCGCATCTTGATCTCCTCCCTCGGCTCGATCAACTTCAACCCCTTCAAGTCCGTGATGAAGAGCTTGTTGGACAACTCCCGGATCTTGCTGTTGTACAACATCAAGATCAGGGAGTCGGACATCTTGGGGTACAAGGTCTTCAAGTTCCAGAGCATCAAGTTGTGGAAGTTGGTCTCCTTCCTCTGCATCTTGGACGTCTTGTACAACTCCCTCGCGAAGCTGGTGTCCATGTTCAAGAAGTTCTTCGAGGACAACTTGATCAGCTTGTCCACGATCCTGATGATCCCGGTGGTGTCGTACATGTCGGTCTTGTTCTCGGTGTCCGGCGACTCCTCCGACACCTTCGCCATGAGGAGGGCCAAGTTCAGCTTCGACATCCCCTCCTTCAAGTTGGCGCTGCTCAAGAAGTCGTCCTCGACCACGTCCTCCTCGGACTGGGACTGGGGGTCCTCCAACTTCATCATCTTGGGGATCAAGTCCAAGGTCGTCTGGGTGGACAGCATGTTGAGTATGTAGTTCATGTCCGCCAACCTCATGTCCTCGTCGAACTTCTTCTTCTTCTCCAAGAGCAGGTCCTTGGGCAACCAGTTCTTGTTGATCAGGATCTCGTTCAAGATCTCCGGCGTGGGCGGGTTGGAGAACGAGGACTTGTAGGTCTCCTCGTACTTCCCGATCACCCTCAGCTCCAACTTCTGGGCGAACTCCAACGTCAAGCTGTAGTGGTCCTCCATCAAGCGGAAGAAGGACCTGGTCCAGTCCAAGATGTCCCCGTTGAGGTTCTTCATGTACATCTCCAAGTTCAACCTGTACTTGGACACGAACCACTCGGGCTTCACCTCGAAGAACAGCTGCTTGTTCATGATGTCGTAGCCCACCCTCTGGTTGAAGCTCCAGTTGGACTTGTTCATCATCTGGATGTTGCAGTCGTAGTTCTCGGTCATGTACCTGCTGATGGCGATGTTGCACAAGCTGCGCTCGAAGTCGTCCTTGCTGTCGGACCACACGAAGAGCTCTATCAACCTCCCGAACTCGGTGTTGTAGTTCCTCTCCAGCGCCATGGCGTAGACCTTGAAGTCCGTCCAGACCTTCTTCACCTCCTGGTTCACCATCGACTTCTGGTACAGCATCCTGTTGCTGTCGATCCTGTCGGACGACACCTGCTTGTTGAACCCCCAGGAGCTGATCTTCCTCGCCCTCGTCAACTTGGTGTCTCTGGTCTCTATCTTCTGCTTGGTCCTCCACATGATCACCGGCTCCCTCTTCAAGGACACCTCGTTCAGGAACATGGAGTCCTCCGTGCTGTAGTTGTGGCTGCTCGAGAAGTCCAGGATCTTGTCGGGGTGCGACCTGGACCTCAACAGGTTCATGAAGTTCCCCTTGATGTTGCCCACGTCGGGGAAGTCCGACATCATCTTCAGCTTGTTGTCCCCGGAGACCTTGGAGTTGTGCCTCAAGAGCTCCGTGAAGGACTTGTAGCAGTAGTCCTTGTCCACCATGACCTCCCTCACGAACTTGAACGGGTTCTTCCACACCTGGTTGGGGTCGGTCCGGAACATCTTGATCATCTTCTCGAACGACTTCATGGTGGACGACCTGAAGTCGAAGCTGGGGTCGAACAAGAAGTTGATCATGTTCTTCTCCCCGTAGTTCATCGACAGGTCCGACATGCTGAACCTGATCTCCCTCATGGACGGGTGGGAGTACCTGTTGGAGCTGATCATGGACTTCATCTCCGACCTCACGTCGCTGGACATCTTCACCAGCTCCTTCATGTTGTCCAGCATGAACAGGCTGGAGTCCTCCTCCTTCCTGTTCATGATGAAGTCCAAGAACCCGATGACGTCCACCGAGTTCAAGTCCAACTCCTGCTTCAGCTTGTCCTTCTCGGTCTCGTTCTGCTTGCCCTCCTCCAAGAGGTCCTTGATCTCGACCACCCTCTTGGACAACGGGTAGATGGTGGCCTTCCTGTTCGACAGCTGCAAGGCCCGGATCAAGGAGTGGACGACCATGGTCTCCTGGAACTGGTAGTTCCTGTTCATCCCCACGAAGAAGGACTCCTTGAACTGCTTGTGGTGCAAGATGTCGCTGTTGGACAAGTTGATGTTCATGGACATCCTGTTCAAGTCCAATATCACCTCGTCCTGCCCCTTCTTCAAGACGTCCTCGTAGAACACCTTCTTCATCTCGATCAACCTCTTGTCCAGCTTCGTGGGCAACTCCAACCAGAACTTCCCGGAGCCCGACTCGTCGAACGGCACGTAGTGCTTGGACCTCGCCGTGAACTCGGTGTTGGTGGCCGTGTACAACTTCTTGTAGAACATGTTCAGCTTCTCGGAGTTGTCCTCCCTGAACATGTGGAAGTCCAGCCCGAAGATCATGGTCTCCAAGCAGTAGTCCACGGGCAGGAACCCCAAGTGGTAGGGGAGGTTGTTCTCCGTCGAGTTCAACTTCTCGGAGATCTCCTTGATCAAGTTGGTGTCCATCCTGTAGTACCTCTTGAGCTGGTTGCTCGCCAAGTTGAAGATCACCTCTATGGTGGGCAGGTACACCCCGTGCTCGAAGCACCTCCTGATGTTGGACACCATGAACTTGCACGCCTCCTCCATCGTCGTCAGGTCGGGGACGATGTTGGCGGTGTACAGGTCCTTGATCGTGGCCCAGCACATCCTCTTCCCCACGGAGAACAGGGAGTTGAACTCGGTGATGATGAAGCTCAACCCGGACTTCTTCCAGTTGGTGTGTATGTTGCACAGCCTGTACAAGCTGTCGATGCACGTCAGGTAGTTCTTCAACGCGCTGTCCGTCTCCTCCACGTTGTCGAACCTCATCAGCAGCATCTTGGTCTTGTCGTCGGAGGACACCAGCGTGGTCTGCTGGATCTCCGTGGAGTTGATGTTGAACAGCATCTTCTCGGTGATCTTGTCCACGAAGTCGTCCATGATGACGTGGTAGAAGCTGCTCAAGTAGTGGAACATGCCCTGGCCCATGCCGGACTCGATCACCGGGGCCCCCCCCGTCTCCTGCGACATGCTCCTGAACTCCTCGATGGCGTCGGAGAACTCCTTCTCCGTCGCGGGCTTCTTCTCCCACTTCTTCTTCAGGTTCTCCGGCGTCAGCATCACCTTCCTGGAGAACGACGACACCATCACCTGCATGAAGTCCTTCACCTTCTCGGGGATGTCCATGCTCTCCACGAAGTAGGAGAAGTGCTCCATGACGAAGCCGGGGGACCACTTGGACGCGTCGGAGTTCAAGGACATGAAGAGCGAGTCCTGCTTGTTCTTCTTCATGTTGACCAAGGCCTCCTTGAGCTCCGACATCTTGGACGACTGGATCCTGGACTTCTCGCTGTCCTTGGTCAACATCTCCTTCTTGTGCTTCGAGCACATCCTCTTGCAGATGGTCTCCAAGAACTTCACGACCACCCTCAGCTTGACGGACTGTATCAGCATCTCCCTGGGCCCGCCGATCTGCGCCTTGGGGAAGATGGTGAATATGGCCTCCACGTTCTCCACCTCGCCGACCATCCCGAGCAGCAAGTGCGTGGGCGCCGACTCCAGCTCCTCGAACAAGGTGATGAAGCTCTTGCTCTTCTCCACCTTGGTCTTCATCTCCAAGACCATGGACTTGTACGGCCCCGCGATGAGGGAGGAGGTCATCATCATCGCGCTGTCTATCACGTCCGTGAAGCTGGTGATGATGGCGTCCGAGACCATCACCTGGTTCTCGTCCTGGTCGAAGTAGGTGCTCGTGGCCGTGCACACGAACTTCAAGTCGAAGAAGTGCAACTCGTCCTTGTGCTGGAAGAAGTCCTCCAAGTTCCTGACCTTCCCCTTCGACCAGTCCTTGTGCTTCACCTTCTGGAAGTGCATCTCGGCCTCGGTCATCTTGGACACGATCCTCTTCACCCTGTGGTCCTCGAACCCGGACTCCTTGTCGAACAAGTTGCAGAAGTAGATCTCGTTCATCATCATCCCGAACTCCAAGGTCAGCCCCAAGTCGAAGAAGCTCTTGTAGAACACCCTGTCGTAGTTGGTCTCCGTCGAGGTCATGTTCTTCACCCTCTCCAAGGACATCTTCTCCGAGTCCGGCATCATGTGCAGGTACCACTCCGTCTGGCACACCCTGATGTACGCCTCCAGCCTGCTCCTGATGGGGTCGCCGTAGACGGTCCTCAGCAACTCCTCCCTGTTCGTCATGTAGGAGGACACGGAGTGCATCAAGTACCTGTTCAGCTGCAAGGTCGTGCTGGTCCCCCTCTTGTGCTCCAACAAGATGAGCGCCACCATCTGCATGGACTTGTCCATCAAGTCCGACCCCAGGTTCTCCGACCTGTCGCACTCCATCTTCTTGTCCTCGTAGTCCGACAAGATGCTG